TCGTTGATATATGCAAAGGTAATAATTTTTAGTGGATTTCCTGTTAAATCTTGAACATAATTGTTAGAAATTAAACTTTCGAAGTTTTCAGTACTGAATTTTATCGTTGCATTATAGATACGTTTAAAGTTTTCTTTAACTTGGTTTTGCTCGTGAAAACGTTGATATATCGTATTTGCTCCTATTATATTTTTATACCCTGCTGGCTGCTTACCGCCTACCGCATAAAGTAGTTTAGTCTGTGTAAAATACTGTTGACTTATTTGAGTAACACCTACACGCCCTTTAATCTCGCTTACTAGATTTGAATTACCACCAAAGAAATTGATAGTATCATCAGCTAATTTAGCGAATGGAATACAAGCATCTTCAACTATTGTTAGTTTCTCTTTACGAATACCAAAGGCAAAAGGGAAGTTTATATCTACTAAACCTCTAATCGTAGTTAAATCAGGATTAGCAGTATTGACAGGTTCAGTTGAATACTCACAATCTGTAAACTCTATTTGGTCTAATGTGTGCGAATCTGTCGGGTCTGTTTGGTAGTGTGTATAATATCGTTTCCAACTTTCGCCTGTGTTGTAAGTCCATTGATTTTCTCTCGATTCTTGTAAGTTTAAAGTATTCGTTACAGTTACCGCTGGTTGGTTTTGCCAAAATGAATCTTCTTCTAAATAAACAGTTGCTCCTATGATTCTAAATTCTGCTTGCGTCCAATCTTCTAAAAAGTCCATTAACGAACCTAAAGTTGGTGTTGAATCGTTAGCAGTTGGATAGCCTTTGTTGTAGCTTCCATTATCTAACGTAAACAAATTAGTAAATATAGACTTGTTTGTTTTCTGTAAAGGAACAGGTAAAATACTAGCACCGCTAAACTCATCTAATATAGAGCTTACAAATGTAAAACCGTTACCGATTGACTCACAACCTTTAGAAATTAATTCTTTGACCTTAGAAGCCTTTAAATAACGTTTAGGAGGGAATATTAACTCAATGATTTGTTTAGTGACTTCTATTAGTGCTAGAATTAACGCTGCCACATAAATAGTTTGTGCCGTAACCTTTAAAGCTGCTGCGATAATATCACCCGTATCAACCGAAGGTGGAACACCTGTATTTGGAGTGCTCGCACTTACTAAGTCTGCAACCGCTTCCGCAAGTGCTTTAACGCCCTCAATTGCTGCTTGTGTTAACGTGTAAGCAGAGATAGCTAAACTTATAAGTAATTCTAATTGATTGTCCTTTATAATTAAGTACGGAGTTTCAAACGTTGTTATAGGATTCTTTTTGTTTATAACCTCGAAACTTAGTCCATTAGCCTGTTGTCTAAACCAATTAATTGCGTTACGTCTTTTAATGTTTACTTCGATTGTGCTATCACCCTCACCGCTAAATTTTGGGGAGTCAATTAAATCAATGTAGTAATCTAAACTTAAACCGCCTATTTGAATAGTCAGGGGTAAACCCTCATGGAATCCGTATGTTTGAGCGTGCTCTAACACTAAAGACTTTGCTTTGTTAGCTAGTATAATAGAATCAACCGTAAGTTCTGCCTCAGTCCAACCTTTTGTGAAGTCCATCTTAAAGCCAATCTCATCAGCGTTAACAGGTCTAATTGCTTGACCGTTTATGTAGTAATTTGTTTCTATAATACTCATTAGTCTACTTTAAATTTGCTTGTTGTTACACCCTTACCGCTTACTGTTCGTTTAGTCATAGTGATATAGTTTTGCGTAATCTCTCCCATTTCTATGTTAGGCACTGGCTTGTCTTGTATCGCTTTTCTAACGCTTGACATTTCATCCTTTAAATTCAACATTTCGTTAACCAACAATTCAGAACCGAAACCAACCATAACTTGCGCCCCATCTGTTAACTCTCCAAGTCTATGTTGTTGCATAATACTTGCTACTTCGTTATTAGAGTAATCGCCTATCATATCGTTCTGTCCTGACGTTAATACACGCTCATTTTGGTGAAGTACAGCATGAAAACCGCCTCTACCGTCTATGTTTTTACCTTTACCATGTAAGGAAGTGTTTTCTGTTCCCTCTTCGAAAGCAGGTAAAGCACTTACAAATTGACTTATTAGAGCTGTACTTGTAATAGCTTTAGTTAACGCCTCTCCAGAAGTGTCACCCTGTTCTAAGTTAGAATTAAAAGCCTGTAATACTGAACTAACTAATAATATTCTTTGCTTACGTTCTTCTTCTTGCTTTTTCTTTGCATTAGCTTCTGCGATTATTTGGTTTTGTTCTGCTAGACTTTCTTTTGCTGAAATATTACCCTCTGCTGCGAGTTGTTTATAATAATCACTTTGCTTAGTAGCTGCGTCAATCTCTTCTTGAATCTTTGCAATGCGTTCATCTGCTCTCTTTATAAAGTAGTCAGTTGCTAAATCAATAAACTCCTTTTGAATACCTAGTTTATTTTCTTCAACTTCTTTTAAATCGTTAACTCCTGATTCTCTAAGGTTTTTAATTTCTAACTCTGCTTCTTTCTCTAATTTGACACGTTCAGCAGTTCCTTCTTTTAAGTATTTAGTTTCTAATTCAACTCGTTTTTGTATGCGTTCAATCTTAGCGTTTAATATAGCCTCTTCATTACCTTCTAGCTCAGCATTTAAAACCTTAATATCTGCGATTTGCATTTCTTTAGCAAAAGTTTCTGCTTCTATCTCTGCAATTCTATCAGCTAAACCATCATCCGTTTCTGTTCCGTTACCTCTATCAAGTGTTGCGCTGTTAAATCGCTCTGTTGCTTTTGTAGCTTTATTTACACTATTTGTTAAATTATTAACACTATTTGAAGTTTCTGTTATTAATTCTGGTGAATCTTTAAACTCCCTCTTTAATAGGCTTATTCCATCCCTGTAAGCAAGTGTTTTAGCTCTTGATTCTGCATAAGCGTCTGACAATGCAAGCAGCTCTTCTTGTTCTTTTGAAAGTGTAGAGCCGAAACCTGACTCTCTTGCAGTTTGAGCTGCATCTAAAAAGAAACTATTAGCATCTAAATAAGCCTTTGTTGATTTTTGCCATTCCAACCTAGACTCTATATTTTGTTTAAGGTTTTTCTGTTGTTGTGCGTTCTCGGCTTTTAGAGTTTTAATTAAAGCTTCTCGTTCTTCTCTAGTTCCCTTAAACGTTTCTAGCTGTCTTTGTCTTTCAGATATTTCCTTACCTACAATCTCGTTAGTTTTTTGTGCTTGTCTATCTAAGGCTTCGGCTGCAATACGCGCCTCAGTCGCTCCGCTTGCTACGTCGTAAAATGCAGTTGCTAGACTAACTACAAATGATATTAACGCAGTCCATCCAATAGCAGTAATAGCTCTACCAAACTTCTTAACGTTTGTTGTAGCGTCTTTTATGTTTTTGTCACCTGATTTAACAGCCTTTCCAAAGTTGACGAACTCCTTAACTCGGTCAGCCATTTTAAGCGAGAACATAACACCCTTGTAAATGATAAACGCCTTAGTTAATTTACCAATAGTTGAAAGTATAGTTTCTAGGTTATCCGCTAAGAATACAACTACTCTACGCAACTTATCACTAGCACCGCCAGCTTCATTCATTTTCAAGATGAAACCTTCCCACGCAGAAGTTAACAGCTTTAACGCACCGCCTAAAGTACTACGCTGAGTTTCTGCCATTTTTTCAGCAGCCTTATCAGCATCATTAAGCTTATCTGTTAAATTTTCAACACTTTGTCCATTTTCTGCAAGGATAACTCCTAACGTAGCACCCCTTTGACCGAACAATTTTAAAGACTCACCTGTTTTATCAGAACTATTATTAATCTGCTCTAATGCTTCATCTAGTGTTAATCCAGCCTTACCAGATAATAAGAACATATTTCTAAGTCCTGTACCTGCCGTACTTGCATCAATACCCCTATCTGTTAGAGTTCCTAATAATGCAGTAGTTTGTTCAATACTAAATCCTGATTGCTTTGCTACTGGTGCGACTGAAGCCATAGCAGTAGCAAACTTCTCCATATCTAAACTAGAAGAACTAAAGGACTTAGCCATTACATCAACTACCCTTTGCGTTTCGCTTGCGTCTAGTCCAAACCCTCTAAGCGTAGAACCTGTTACTTCTGCCGCTCTCGCAAGGTCTGTACCTGTAGCTTCTGCTAATAATAAAGTAGCCTCTGTAGTGTTAAGTATTTCTCTTTCAGTAAAACCTAGCTTTGCAAATTCTTTTTGAAGTTCAGCAACCTGTGAAGCTGTGAATGTAGTAGTCGAGCCTAGCTCTTTAGCTTGGTCGCTTAAAGCTTTCATTTCATTAACATTGATACCTAAAACAGATGCTAAATCTGCTTGCGACTGTTCAAAGTCTTTTACAATGTTAAAACTATCTCTAAGTATGTTAAACACACCGAAAGCTAAGCCTAATTGAGCTAAAGCACCTCTTAAACCTTGTACTGCTTGTTTATAGCGTCCAATTCCTAAACGCTGTTTTTTCATCTTATCACTAGACTTGTCAATAGTTAGATTGTTTTTGTCTAGTTGTGCGTTTATTTGTCTAAGTCTTGCTGTTCCCTCGGCAGTTTCTAAGTTAAGTTTTTCTCTTTCTCTTCTTAACTGTCTATTTTCTACCTGTAACTTTTCAAGAGTTCCTATCTGCTTGTTCTCTAAAGCTATTTCGTCTTTTAAAGCCTTTCTTTGTTCCGCGTTAGCTTTTTGAAGTCTTAATTTACCTTTTACTTCCTCATCTCTAGCTGCGTTTAATTGTTTGTTTAATTGTACCTTACTTTTTGATAGGTCATTTGCCCTTAAATTTAATTTATTTAATTCTTTTATACCTTTAACGTCTTTAGGATTAATTAAACTTATCTGCTTCTTAGTCTGTTCAGCAAGTCCAACAACCGCTTTCATTGCAGTTTCAAGCATCTTTATAGAGGCTTCTGCCTCTTTAGCTCCCTGTGTTAAATTGTCTAACGGCTTTTTAGCTATTAAATCATCCTTTTCAATTCTCTTAATTGCCATTATTTAGTTTGCTTTTGTTTATCGGCTTCTTTTTTCATTACGTTAAGCATTGAATAAAGCTCTAGTACTGTTGTTTCCTTCTCTCTAACGGGACTTCCTAACCATTTAGTAATATGTATTAAAGTCTCTTGCATATCGCTCTTATACGGTCTGTTTAGTATCTCTTCTAATTCTCGCTTATACCTTTTAATTTTGTTGTTTATGAAGTTGTCATTTGTTATAATTAAATCGCATTGAAGCAAGGCAATGTCTTTTTGTAATTCTAAAACTCTTAAATAGTCTTTACCTAGTCCAAACTTTTCATAATAAGAATCTTGTATCAGTTCCCATGCCAAAGCGTCATCAGCTTCGCGACCTATGTTTAAGTCTTTACGTGTGTAAATCAGTTCGCCCTCTTGACATTTACGCCAGTTGTAAACCATACACTCATCAATGCTAGTTAGATAGTCTTTCATGTAATTCCTTTATGTATTTATCTTTAATCATGTTTATCAGTACTTGGGTATTTTCTTCGGTAAGTCCTAAAATATCAATACCGTATCTTTCCGTTAAAACTGTATCTTCTTTTACATCGTCAGCAGCTATAAACATTCCCCACTTGTCAACCTTTACTCTAAACGATTGGTAAAACTCTCCAGTATCTTTTAGGTTTATATGTCCTTCACGCTTTCCGAACTCTCTTACTGAACGTTCGCTATAGTCAGGCAAGAAAGAGCCGTCAGAGCGAACCCCATCATCATACAATTGGTCGTCTGTGTTTAGTCTAATGATTTCAAACTGTGTTTCACGGTCAATCACTTCAAACCAAATAGCGTTTTCGTCTATTGTAGTTAGGTTGGTTAGATATGTGTATAAGCTCTCAAACATAAAAAAAAGACTCCCTAACTAATAGCTAAGGAGTCCAAAAATAGAATTATGAAAAAATCAGAAAGAGTCCTGATAGTACAAAGATACAATAATTATTTACATATTGTTATATTTTTAACAGTTTATTGCAAAAGAAAACCCTCACAACTTAATGTAAGGGTTTAAATAGTACATTACTGGCGTAATTACTCCGCTTTTGTACTGTTTACAAATCAGTCGAAAAATGTTCTATATTTTCCTTGTGTTGTTTAATCATAGCCTTTGTCATTTCTAAGTGATGTAAAGACTTCTTAATTTCTTTTTTAACAATCTTCTTTTCCTTTTTTAATGATACTAAATCTTCTTTTAGCCTCATTACGAATTCTTCGTTTTCTGTCATATTTGTTTATTTATTTATTTGTTTTTATCTTTTGTATTATTTTCCTTCATTGATATAACTTGTAGATTTTTTAAAGTGTTATTTAAAGGATTGTTATCTATGTGGTCAACAACTATTTTTCTATCTCCATAGGTGTGATTTAAAAAAGTCATAGCCATTAATGAATGAACCCTTTTAGTAAACTTCTTACCATCCAAGTATAACGTTACTTGATGATAATTCCTTCTAGGAACACCGCTTAAGTGAGGTTTAATCACTCTGTTTAATTTACTGTCATACACTAATGCATCCTTTGATATTAAATACCTACCATTAAACCCTTCTATTTCTTTAAACTTGTCATTCATACCTATCCGTTTTGTAAATAGTTACCCTCTCGCATATCATAAGCGACTGCGTAAGCATCATCATATGAGGTATTCTCAAACAAATAAAGCTCACCACCTGTAAGGTTAATATTGTCAAAATGGTCATGAGCAATAGCAACAACTACTTTCTCTAAATCTTCTGTCACTAATATTTCTGCATTTTCGCCACCATCACTGACAAGCCAAACAACACTTTTAAAGCCTGTGTTTTTTATGTCAATAATAAAGTCTGTAAGCTGGGTACTTGACTTAAAATAAAACTTGTCAACGTCACCTTTTCCAATTCCTAAATTTAATTCAATCATATCTATTTAATTTAAAGTTACTAATCCAGTAGCAAGGAAAGCCATTATTCCAGCTGCTATTAATGTCCCGTAAAGGACTACCTGTAAGTTTACCTTTGTTGAGTACGTGTTGTTGTAGATGCCTACTAATAACTCTTCTACTCTCTCTTCGTGTGTTTTTTCTTCTTTCATATTTATCTGTTTTTTGTGTAAAGTTACTAATATATATTTAATACGCAAGTTTTTATTTATGAGCCGCAACCGATACAATCAAAATGGCTATCTTCAGGCTTCACTCCTTTAATTTCCATTTCTAAATTGTGAATCTTGTCTTTAATATCCATGTCTTTAATCATGTCACCAGTTAATTGTTGCTTAAGTTCTTCGATTTGTTGTTGTTTACTTTTCATTGTTATTTGTTTATTTAATAATTTAATATACCAACTCCTTAATACTGCAATAGTAACTATCACAATAGAAGTCTAACTTAATAGACCTTTACCCAACCTTACACACTTCACTCTGCAACCTTTTCTTATTAATTCAATCTTTCGATTAGGCTATTTGTCTCAGTTGTTAATTATCTCTTTCGAGTTTGCAGCACCTTGTTTCGGAGTAGAAGAGCAAGGATTTATAAAACAACCGTTGTAATTGAGTCTTTCGCTTTTGTTTAATGACTGAGGAACGGGAAACAATAAACAGTCTATGTCAAACATAAACACACAAAAAAAGGTCTAAACACTCTCACCTGTCTAAACCTTAACTTGTAGTATTGCTACTCTTTTATAATGTCTTTTAAGCGTGAGAGTTACCTTGTTCGGTAGTGCTTACATTACAAAGATAATGATTTTATTTTGATTATTAGAATAATATGTTTAGATTTGAAGAAAAAAAGATATGGGAAAAGAAAAACCTATAGGAATACTGACAAGTGATAATAAGTTAACAGACGAGGAAAAGGAACAACTTAAGAAAGAATTTGAAGAAGACAAAATCACTACATTTGTAAGATTTACTGAACATAAGCTTAATTACATTAAAATAGAAAACAAATAAATATGTGGATTAAAACAAAAAGCCCCACCAATTACGGTAGGGCTTTCTTTTTACTTCTTAGTTCTCTTTCTCTTAGGCTTGGACTCTTTAACCTCGTAGTTAGGTTTAGTTAATCCGTGTGCGAGCTTCCAGAGTTTACGCAGTGAGTTGTGGTCAAACTTATGAGCGAACTTAGTGACAAATTCATCCTCTTTAAGCGACTTAATAAAGTCTTTGTTCCACTTCTCATTAGCGTGTTCAATAGTTCTCATTATAGAGATACAACTGTATTAACTGCAACGTCATATCCAGCTTTAGTAATTGTCACTTGAATTACATCTCCTGTAGTCGGTGCTGCTGTAGTTACGTCAATCGTATAGTTACCTGCTGAAGTCTCAGTCACAGAATCAGGAACGATAGCCGCTGCTGTAGTGTTGTTGTAAACTGCGAAGTCTCCAATAACTAACCCTTCTAAGTAGTCAGGTGTAGCTGCTGAACCAAAAGCAGTACTAACTACGTCAACAATAGATGTTGCGGAAGCTGCTGTTAAAGATTGTGCTGCTGCGATATTAGCCTCTAAAGTAGTTGCTTTATATCCTAAGTCTTCTGGTGTTAAAGCCATAGAGCTAGATAGAGCTACGTCAGAATCTAAATCCCATGAAACCATCATTTTCTGTACTGTTGTATCAGTTGCGAACTCCATGAAAGCGTCAAACGTTTCTGCTGAAGCCATATAACCGTAAAGGTTGTTACCTTCTAACTCTCCCCATAAATTACCAGCTACATCTACATAGTAGAAATCGAAGTCAGAACAACCAAACTTCTCAGCTTCTTTAAGGATAGCAGCTACTGCATCTTTTGCGTATGTTTTAAATGCTAAAGTATAAATACCACCTTGTCCTTGAATCTTATACTTTCTTTGAGATGGTGCAGTTTCATAAACTGTTTCTGTTCTCTCGAATGTAGGTTCTTCAACTCTTGGGAAAGGGTAGAATCTTGATTGTGCATCTAAAGACGCTAATAATAACGCTTGCACGTCTGCTCCTAGTGTTCCAGAAGTAACGTCAATGCTGTTTCTTGTTACGCCATCCGCTTGGTATCGTGGTACGATAATAGGGAACGCCATTGTTCTCATTTCAATTACGCAGTTAGGTCTTCCTAAACTCCCAAAAGTTGGGCTTGCGCATGAGCAAATTCCTGTTGCCATTTCTTTTAAATTTTATTAATTAACATTTACAAATATCAGTATCAAATAAGTCTAAGTCAAAACTAACCTCGATACCGCTCAAATCTTCGTTTATTATCTTCTTTGTACTTCCCTTGTCTGAAACAACCACACCAAAACGGCTTCTAGGCTTGCTTCTAAGCGTCGTACTGCTTCTGAATGAATAACTACCCTCAATCGCTAACTTTAAAGCGTCTCTAAGGTTCTCCATAGGCACAATTACATTAGTATTGTGTTCTACGTTCTTCCATTTAGGTTCATTCGCCCAATCCATAAAGAACATACGTCCATTAAATGAGCAATCTAACGCACTGTCTTTGTCTCCGTCCTCTTCGTCATAAGGCTCTAAAAGCCAAATAAAAGGTGTTTTGTCTAGTGTAGACTGACTGATTTGTACGTATTCTTGATTAGTACTCGCTGGTGAACCATGCAAAAAGGTAATAGAAGGAGCAACAACAATCGAACCTGTGAAACTAAGGCTATGACCATACGGTTCTACCTCTATCCAATCGTTATTCGAAAACGCTGTTACTTTAAATTCATTCCCTAGTTCGTCCTTAACTATTTTAGTTACTGTAATATGTAACGTCTTACAAACATAGATGCGATTACCTACAATGCTTAAAACATTAACGTTAAGGTCTACTAAAGAGATCGTATCCTTCAATATGTTTACCAAATTTGACATTAAAAAGGATGATTAAATGGTTTATCTACTCCGTTAAACTCTGGGTATGTTGCCTCGTCTACGTTACACATATAGTACTGAATAACTTTAAACGTTTCAACCGCTTCGTTGTATCTTCGTGTAATATCGTGGTAAATAGCTGAAACTGGCTCATTGTTTTCACTCAAAACCATACTAATCCCAGTTGTATCTACTCTAGTCACACGTTGACGTAAATAAGCGTAGTAAACAAAACCCTTTAACATCTCTTTAATACCATCAGACTTTATCAAAATATCGTCTGTTTGGTCATAAAACGAATCAAAAACTTTAATAAATCGTGCTGAAGTCGGAACTTCTGCAACTAAATCAGCGATAAACAAGCCGTATAACTCCACGCCAAACAACTCGAGAAGTCTATCTTCCTGCTCTTTAGTTATGAAGTTCTGTAAATCGGTGTCCTGCTCAGTGTTGATTGGTATCAAATACGGAGCATTGGCGAAATCACTTGTACTAATTACTGACATTTATAAACTTTATTTCTTTTTACTTGTCTTTTTTGCCGCTACTTTAACGGACTTTTCTTCTGCTACTTTATACTTCGCAATCTTGCGAGAAACGAGGTTAGACGCTATTAAGCCATCTAACTTCATTGTCTCACCTTCTTTTTTAGAAGCATAGTCTTTAATAAAAACTACCTCCCTCATATTACGATGCTAAAGTAACTAATGCTGCGTCAATATCAGCAACTTTTCTGAATCCTGTTAAATCAGAGTTCTTAATAAGGAACTGTAAACGCTTACGTACTTTCAATGTCATAACATCTTCTAAGAATTGGTTGTTTACCTCTCCTGTAGCGATAGTCATTCCACCGATTTCGATAATACGTGCATATCTTGAATCACCAACGTACATTGAATTTGCAGCTACACCGTTATTCTCAACAACTGTGATTCCAGAAACAACAGCACCATCACGACTCACAAATGGAGGCATTACGTAGTTGTTATTACCGTCTTTCTTAAGCTTCATTCTGTTGATGTCAACAATGTTCATCAATACGAAGTTAGAGTTGTATTTATTACCTGTAAGAGCTGTAATATCTTCGTCAACCTTAACTACTAAGTCATAGATAGAAGCGTCAGTAATACCTGAAGCAGCCGCAGTATAAGCAGGTGCGTAAGTATCTAAACCTGTAATGTTGTTACCTGTTCCATCACCTAGTAATAACTGACCATCAATTAAGATGTCAACGTTTACTCTTAAGAACATCTCTAATTCAGAAGCAAACATAGCTTCATCTTCAAAGAACTCTTCTGTTACTGGTAAAGAATCACCGATTTTCTTAACGTCAATCGTGTATTGCTTGAATACAGCAGTAGACTCAGGAAAAGCAGCACCTTCAGCTACCATTGCAGCAGCACGTACAGACGTAGCCTCATCCCAATCAAAATATCTGTAAGTATGGTTATGGTTGTTACCTGTTAAAGATACTTTAGGGAATAAGTTGTACAAGTTTAAAGAACGCACGTCTAATTGCCCGATATTAGGGTCTACTTGTGAGTTCCAGTTAGGAGAGATAGTAGAAGTGTCAGACGTTGCTTTTAATGCTACTTCTGCTCTTGATTCTCTCTGTGCAATAGACTTCAATGTTGCGTTATGCTCTTTGATTTGAGCTTTAAGAGATAAATCAGCTTTACCATCTGTAGCTTTCAATCCTTTAGCAATTGCAACACCTTGCTTTTCTACTGCTTGAACTAGTGTAGAAAGTTGTTTAGACGCTTCTTCTGAAATCTCTTTCATTTTAGCAATCTCTTCTGCTGTTGCGTTTCCTTTAGATTCCAAAGCTTCAAATGCTTCAGAGTTCTTTGTGTTTAATTCGTTGTAAATTCCAGCTTTTTTTTCTGCTGTCATTCCGTCGAAATCTTCCTTAGAGATACCTTTTACCTCCAAAAATTGGTTTAATGTTTTCATATTAAATGAAATTAAAATAGTTAATATCAGATACTTTATCTGACTTTTCTTCTTGAGTGTCCGTAGACGGCTCTACAGTGTCATTCGACGGCTGTATATCTTTGGCTTCAATAGTACCAGTAGAACTGTTTGAACCAGCTAATACTAATGAAGATTCTCCTATGTTTTTCGCTTCTGAAACTATCCAGAAATGAGTAATCTCTTCGAAGTCTGCTTTGTTTGCAATGTTGTTTAAGTTGTCGTTATAGTTCTTTAACTCTGCTTGGTGTTCTCTATCGTTAGAGTTCATAGCTAAATCAATCTTAACGTATTGCATCCTAACACTAGCTTCAATATCGTCGCCACTATCTAACCACTCTTTACCAACACCGTTTAAGGCTTTGTCTTTATGTAGCTTATAAACCAATGCTTGTGTATTGCCCTCGTAACCTTTGCCAACTGAACTAAAAGGAATTTCTGTTACGAACATTTCAATGTCACCTTTCTTACCAACAACATTAGACAACTCCATCTTATGGTCAGTAACTAAATAGTTTTTTCCTTGTTGCTCTTTAGCTGTCTTATTCCAAATACCTTTCACGTGAACATCACCATGTGAATCTAAAACGTTTGTAGTATTAACAACTACATAGTAATAGTTCTTATCAGAAAACAATCCTTTAGTAGTATCGTCTGCTGATTTAAGGTCTAAACCTAATACAGGAATACCTGAACCTCTATCACAAGATTTGAATATCTCTGAACGCTTTATGTTGATTAAGTCTTCTTTATTCTCTTTTAAAGCTTTAAACATAGCTTCATTAGAGTCAAAAGTTTTATTTAGTTCTTTACAAATCATTTAATTATCGTTTTACCGTTGTCAGCACTCTTAGTTTTCGCTTTGTGCTTCTTCTTGATTTCCTGTAGCTCCTTCGCTGTTAGTTTCTTTTCCATTTAAAGTGGCTGTTAATTCGTCGTTGTTAATGCTTTCTAGCTCTCCAATGCTTCTAAGCTCGTCAATCGTCATAACTTTCAAGAACTCAGCCGCTACCCTACTATCCATAGAGTTAATAGTTTGTAGTAATCTATTAGTTGTAGCTTTTAACTCCTCAATCGTAGTCACGTCAGTCACAACAATCTCGTCAAGCCCTAAACGCTCATTTAAGAACGTTGTAAGTGTAGATAGTATATTGTTATTCAAAGGAACATAAACGTCACTATAAGCTGTTATTTTAGCTTCTGATACGTTGTTATAAGTACTTGAATCGTTATCATTGAATAATACGCTAGGCATACCGTAAATAGCACTGATTAAACGTAAATCGTTCATTACACCTTCTAGCAATTTTAAATCGCTTGGACTCATACCTGTTTGAATGTAGCTTAAATCGCTCGTACTGATTTTAATCTTGTTAAACTTATCAGCACCTCCTACTTCACCATCAAATTCGTCTTGTAATCTCTGACGTTCTTTTGGCAACATTGGTGCGTCTGACTTGTTAGTAAGGATACCGATAATACCTCTATTTTTAAAGATACTAGCTGAAGCACTAAACTTCTCATTACTTGATTGAATCAATGTCCACGCAGATTGTAAAGGGCTTAACCCTTGAAGAATTGAAGTAGAGCTTACATTTACTACGTTTGACATCTTGATATGACATACTTCCTCTGGTTCGTAATAGTAAATAGTTCCACTTGGTAAAGTATATCTATATCTTACTAGTTCGTCGTTTTTGTTTAATTCTAACTCTAACAACTTAACCTTTAATACCTCTATCTCGTTACCCATCCCACCGAAACCCATCGTATGAAGTACGTAAGCATTACCACAAAGCAAAAAAGATTCCTCGATTTCCTGACGTAATAACGGGTCACTTAATAAGTCAACTATAACGCTATCACCTTCAATCTTCTCACCTTCCTCATCCACTTGTGCAATATCTAGCTTTGAAGATGTTGTAGCAATCTTATTAACTACCATGTAAAGCAATGGATTATCACCGTATGCACTTAGATATGCTCTACCGTTACCTTTTGATTGAAACCCGAAAAAGTCTCTCAATACCTCAATACTAGTGTTAGAACGCACTATATTAGGTACATTTGGCGCACTTGGTAAATACGACTTTCCAGTAAAAATAGATTTAAAAGCGTCTAGTCTGTTAGACATAAATGTTAGATTTTCAACAAAGATACAATAATTTTGCAATATATCGTTAAAATCTTAACAAAAATGTTTAGACGTTAAAAAAAGCCGAACTATTAAGAACGGCTTTCGGTTTAGGTTGTTGGTTGGTTACAATAAAGGTTTTACTGTTTCTAATGTTAATTTCATATCTATTTATTTAATTGTTTATCCAAATATATATATAATTATTCGATTGACAATACAAAAAGCAAAAAAAGATTATAAATATGTGTAAACTACATAGCGAACCGAGTCCATACCGTCATCCCACTCCTTTACGGGTACATCTAAAACAACATCGGTCTTACTATCAACCTTCCATTTGTAGTTGTTAGCTTCTTTCTGTAGGTTAACTGAGTCTTTATGTATGAAAATATTGAACTTTTGCATCTTACGTATTCCAGTAAGTACACTTCCAGCAGGTTTCTTTGCGTTAAATGCTGCAATGTTATTCTTTACTAATACATGAGTACTTTTCTTTTCAGCACTATCACATACTACATAGGTCTCCTCTCCTATTAGTTCCATGTCTGCTTTAAGCTGAGGCACTAAACCGACTTCTAAATCCATTATGTTAGACTCATACACAACCTCTCTTAGATACAGGTTGTTACCGTTTACTGTTACCCTAGTACAGGCTAAAGGGTGATTAATTCCCCAGTCAACACCGTAGAACACATTGTCATAACCGTCCAAGTCCTCGTCTACATAAGTACTCCACTTTTGGAATATGATTTCTTTACCTTTAAACACTAACCCTTTACCGTAGATACTCCACATCCTTTCGTCGGCTGTTCCTGCTTCTATGTTTTCAGGTGTTGGCTCGTATGCTTTAATCTCCTTAACAATCGAATCAGGTAAGAACGGATTATCTTCGTATGTACTCCTGTAAACCTTTACATCATCCCTTTGCTCTAGTTTATATACCCAACTATCAGGGGCACTAGGGTTGCAGTCTAATATGAATCCATCTTCACAACGTTGGTTTAATTGCCTGAATGTGTGAACGTATGTACTTACAGCCTCGTTAATGTAGAATAAGTCGTTACGTAATCCGTAAACCCTCATCGGGTCATCTATCAACCCTATAAATGAAATATTGTTACCGTTAAGAATAGCGGTGTTATCTGACTTGTTAATCTTTACGTGAGGTGCTAACGGTGGGAAGTCACCTAATCCATAACACAGAGCAATAAAGTCTTTTAGAGTTGTTCTTTTAAGATTGACCAATGTATCTCTACATATTACAATCTCTTTACCTGTATTCTTTAAGCAGTAGACTATAATCCATTGAATAGCACTAATCGTTTTACTGGAACGTGTACCACCAACAAGGACAACACCTCTATTATCGTAGATGTTGTCCTCTATAAATTCGTAGTTACTTGTTACGCTTATATCTAAATTAGCCAAATTGTAAAATGTTGATTATCAGTGATTGAGTCTACTTGTTACACACGGTGGAGACCTACTTTTTTTTATTCTTTACTACGTTCACTGTAATCTCTGTTACCTTATCTTCAACTTTAACTTCTTGCTTGTCTGTTAAGCCGTTTAAACGTTGTGTAATGCTTGCGTTGTAGATTCCTAACATACCCCCAGTTATTTGGTTTTCTTTGATTTGGTCTCTTATATGCGAGCAGATAGCACAGAAGTCATCGTAATAATTATCAGTATTATCAAAATAATGTTGCACAGTACCATACTTCAAATGACAGAAAACTTTGAATCCTGATAGCGTTAACGGTAGTATAGTATAATCTTCAACTCTTTTACCTTCACGTCCTACATATTGAACTTTTGGGTACTTCTTAGCTTCTTCTACCCTATCTTCTTTATACTCGTTCCATGCCTTTAAAAGGTCTTCTGGCTCATTAAATATTCTTGATGGATGTCTCATTGTATTATTAAATTAGTGAGTTATTAAACAACTCTGCTTCTTTTAAAGACCTAAAATTTTTACTTGTTCTTTTACCTTCTTTATTAACGAAGAATACCCTATAACTATTTCTATCTCTACCTATTTTTCTCTTATTACTTCCTGTAAATCTGTACCTTTGATTTTCAGAGTTAGTACACCATTCTAAATTTGACAATTCGTTGTTTAGACCATTGTTGTCTATATGATGTACTTGTTTTTTATTTTCTGGATTATCAATAAAAGCAATAGCTACAAGCCTGTGCACTAATACTGTTTTTGTAATACCATTACTCATTAACCTTACTTTGTAGTATTCCTTACAATGCGTTCTATTTATATTAGGACTCATTGTTTTTGCTGTTTCTGACATTTTATAAGTGCCTCTTCTTTTGTAAGACCTAACCCTACCTAGATTACTAACTTCATATCCTTTGTCATAGCCTTTTATCTCTTTCCAAACCTCCTTTGCCATTATTTTAGTGTTATTGATTTAAGTCCTACTTTGCTTATTACTTGGACTAGTTTGTTGTTGTATTCGTCACCAATATAAATATAGAAGAACCCTTCTTTCTCTTTTATAAATAAGTTGTTATCTGTCTCTATTCTTTCGCTAGGTAACTGAGGATGCTCTCTATTATCTACTATTACTTTCATCTTTTGATTTGTTTCTGTTTGCTAAATCCGTTTCTATATCCTTCTGCTCTCTCCTCCATGAACGCAAGGAATAACATAGTTTTAGCTTCGTCTATTGTTAGCTTCTCGCTTACTAGGTCTGCCAATACGCTTTTAATATCTTGACAGTTTTGTATTACTCTGTCTTTTCTTTTTACATCTTCTGAATACTTACTCATGTCTTTAGTTTAATAGTTCTTCTCTGCTTACATATCCGTAACCCTGATTTAACAGGAATAATTGTATATGTAAAACTGATGAGTATTTACTTTCTTTTTTGTGTCTTTTTCTGAAACTGTTCATTATCTAAATATTAAGTAAATAATAATTCCTACGCTCACTCTAATCATACTATTTACAAGCTGTTTTAACGGTAGTAAGTTAGTTGAGACAGGTATTAAGTCCATCCAAGGTAGAAAAGCGCATACGAAGCGGTCTAAGTACATTAGAGCTAACTGTAACACTAAAAGTATTAATCCAAATATTGATTGTAGTATCTTCATGTTCGCAATATAACAAATTTTATCGTATAAAACAAAACCACGCTAAATTAATAACGTGGTCTTAGGTTGGCACACCTACTAATAATATTAACAAAACGATTTATAAATTAAATTGTTAT